TACAGATCCGAAACCTCTTATTACAGTTCTTGGCTATCCTCTGATTTCGTGGGTTGTTGATAACCTCGCTGTTCCCGGTGCGCGCTTTGTATTTGTGATCCGCGCAGACTATCCCGAATCATGCAAGGAGCATCTGCGCACACTTTCACCTGGATGTTCAATCGTGGTTGTCGATAAAGTTACAGAGGGGGCAGCTTGCACAGTGCTTTTGACGAAGGATCTCATCAATAATGATACCCCTCTACTGATTGCAAATAGTGACCAATTTATTGAGTTTGATGCACAAGAGTTTGTTCACTCGTTTCTCGTGTCAGGAGTAGATGGTAAGATATCCACATTCGATGGAGACGGAAACCCTAAGTGGTCTTATGCAGCGGTAAAGGATGGATTTGTAACAGAAGTTCGTGAAAAGGATCCCTTCTCTCATCATGCTACCACAGGTGTTTACATGTGGAAGCGCGGATCAGATTTCGTCAAGTTTGCTGAGCGGATGATTTCCAAGAATATACGTGTTAATAATGAGTTCTATACTGTTCCTGTCTACAACGAGGCAATTGCAGATGGATTAAAAATCACTATATCGGACTGCAATAAGATGTGGGGTCTTGGTGTTCCGGAGGATCTTGAGATATTTATTCATTCACGGCATGTTTAGACGGACTGCCTGATATAGAGCGCGTCACCCCAACCATGTTCAGTCATATGGATATGAACACGACCAAACCCGCGCTCGGCCAACCATGCATCGAGCTCGGGAAGAAGAGCGCATCCTGCATATAACTCCTTCTCGTTTACCTCCGCATAAATCGCATTAATCATTCCGAGGTTCCGCTCGAATCCCTTGAGGCACTTTAGCTCAGCACCCTGAATATCCATGTTCAGAAAGTCTGCTTTGATATTGTGCTGATCGACAAGTGTGTCAAGCTGAACCGAAGTGGTCTGAATAGTCTTCATCACATGAATATGCGGATGCTCAACCAAATGAGTCTTCAAATCAAGAATAGAGCTTGACTGGAAGTTATTCGTAATCTTGAACTCGACAGGACTGACTGTGTCTGATACAACTGCCTGAATCACATTCGGTAGACGCCGAGCAAGAGCAGTGCAGAGTTCGGGAATAGCCTCGATCCAATAAATCGAAGACTGCGGAACACCCTCAGCAAGATATGCATCATTCTCCTCGCCTGTGTGAGCACCGACGTGCAGAATACCTGTAATCTTAACACCATACTCACGGACGCACTGGCTGATAGGAAAGAGCATTTTTATTACTCGTTATGCTTTCTTTAGATTGATCTTGAAGATCTTCTTTGTGGGAGGCAGCCATTTGTCATCAATAACGAATCGTGTGTAGAAATCTACATGCCCCGTTGCGTTGAACTTGGCTGACTGAAAGAATGAGGGTATTCTATTTGCGAGAACTCGGAAATTTGGCTGAATACGTGTGATGGCGATATCGGTGTGTCCTTTACAGTCTCTCAGCTGGTTGATGACAGCCTGCTTATAGCGAGGAGTGATATACAGAATTGCGTGAGTGCTTAACATATTTTGAATTCTGACTTGTGTTCCCGAGTAAGGAGTAAAGATAGCCAACTTATCATTGTAGTTTTCCGTAGCATGACTACCGCATTGACTAATACCAAAGTAAATGGCATCAGCACCTTGAACAAAATCAAATTCTGAAACACCGGTAAACTCTACGTCATCTTCGAGGAGAAGAATTGGCTCATTCATATACTGAGTAAGTATCTCCACGTTTGCATCCGCCAAGCACTTCGGATACCCATCTGTGCCAGACTTGAAGTGGACAACATCTTTGAAGCCAAGTTCGGCAAGCATGGTATCCATATGGACTTTCCGTGCATGATACTTTTCATTGTGATCTGGGCAGATATAGACCACCTTAAACTCCTGAATTCTCATTGTTACTAAAAAAGATTAGTTAAACGAAATCCTTCCCCTGTTCTGACGAATCCTCTTGGTTTTTGAACTTGAACTGGCGCATGAGAGATGTCTCTGAACATATCATGGCCTCCTCGGATTGATTTGTCAATGAAAACTACATGTGTGATGGGGCTTGGTGCCTCCGGTTCTGCAACTGCAAATGGATAGGTGAGGACCGACGGCGGATTCTTCCAAAAATACCAGTTGAGGTGTGACTCGTCATGCCAATCTGCCATAACATCTCGATCAATATCTGTCTGAATACGATCTTGTAGCTCATGGGTCATCTTCATGAAGAGAGTATGATCGCCACCAAAGAACCCGCCACAAAAATAAGTGTTGTTCTCTCCAACCGGAATACATGATGTGCTATTTGGATTGGAACAGACGGTTCCCTTCCCGCCCTTATATCCCGGGTGGACTGTGCCATAGAATGAATTATTTAGCATATCTATGGTCAATGTCTTTGTGAAGAATGCGTCAACATCACAGTAGAAGCTATGACTAACATCAAAGGTGCATTTAGAGAAACTATGAAATCGCTTCAGGGTTATTAACGGCCATGGTTCATGCTCTATTTGGATGAAATGAAATATGATTGTTGGATACAACCCAATATAATTAGTGGGATGTGGCATATTTGTGTAAATAATAACATGTCGCTCAGTCGTTGGAAAGAAGTATGTATTAACAGACTGTAACATCTTATCAAGAAACGTAATATACTTATTTGTAGCGATCAGATGGAGGCTCGGTTTTATAATGTCAAACGTTGTCCAGATTTCTTCATGTAGTCCGGTATTAAACCTCGCGGACTGGAAAAATGACGGGCGTTTATTTGCAAGGACTTTGAATGACGACTGGATTCTTGAAATAGCAATGTCATTATACATAGTGCATGGAGATAATGCCTTTATAACAGCAGCCTTGTAACGCGCAGAACAATATAAAACCGCATGTGCAGATAACATATTCAAAACACGAACTTGAGAGTCTGAGTATGATTGAAACGTAGAATATCCTTGATGTTTATTTTCGGTGGGATGTCCACTAGACCGACTAGTTCCAAAGTAAATAGCATCTGCATCTTCTACGAGATCGAACGTATCGATTCCGGTAAACTCAATATCATCTTCTAAGATTAGCACGGGTTCATATGGATATGCATTCAATATTTTAATTGTTGCATTTGTCAGGCACTTCGGATATGCCTCTGTTCCGGACTTATAATGGGTAAAGTCTTTGAAACCAATTTTGGTAAGCATGGTATCCATGTGAACTTTCCGTGCATGATACTTTTTATTGTGATCTGGGCAGATATAGACGGTCTTTAGATCTTGAATCCGCATTACTTAGAGATCAGACCATTTATCAATGATTTTCACTGGGTAGCGCGAGTAGAAATCCGACAATGAGTTGCGCAGGACAACTGGAGTGGCTCCGCAGAAGACGGCTTCATAGAACCGATGTGTGTCGATACCCGTGCCTTCAGGACAGAGAACATACTTCGATCTACACAAATCATGGTAATACTCTTGCTTACTGAGTCCAGTTCGCATGATCACTCTCGGGTCTCCGGCAAAGGCAGCAAGGCAGTTATTGCGCTTCGTTGTATTGGTTCCGATAGTGAAGTTTGCATAGATCTCAATGTCCCGGTCTACAGTTGGGCGAACATACGTCATAGTGAACTGAACCGCTTGGTCTGGAAATCCAAGAGGTATCGTAGTAAGAAGTGGATGTGTCACGGTCGTGTTAATTGCCCAGATCGATAAGGCAAACGGAAGAAGTGCAGCCAATTTTGTAGAATCAAATGACTGGTCGGAGTTGTGAACAATGAATGCATGCTTCTTTATCATGATTCTTGGCAGAGATGCAGCAAAATCCAGAACACGATCTCCGTTGATAAAGACCCAATCGCCCGTTCGCGCAAGTAACTTTGAGTATCTCTGCCGACCGGGATACCTCGAGCACTCCACCCACTTGCACTTGTCTGCATAATACTGACCAGATATCATTACCTTCCACAAAGATAAGTATGCGGGTATTTTCGTTCTGCCTGTATGGCGGATATAACCCGAGGTATTATCCAGGCATGATACAGAATATTCAGTTGATTCACAAATACTTTCCGGGTTGGTTTGTGATTGTCTACATTGGATCTGATGTAACGTCAGAGATGATTGGAATACTCCAGTCTGCTCCTCAGGTGATTGTTCGGTTCACAGGAATCACTGGGATTGTGAACATGATCCATAGATTCTTCCCAATTGATGAACCTGACGTAGAGATCATGTTTGTGCGTGATGCGGATTCTCGCATTCACTCACGTGATCGATGGGCGATTCAGCGATTTCTGGATTCCCCGTATCTTGCTCATACTATACGGGACCATATAGATCATAAGTGCAGACTTATGGGTGGTCTATGGGGAATGCGTAAAGTTACAGGAGTGAATATTCATGAGGAGTATGCATTATACGAAGCCAATCCAGAGTGGAGGGGTATGGCATGGGATCAGGATTTTCTGAGTTCTCGTATCTATCCATTGGTTGCACCCAACTTACTTGCACATACCAGCTTAGGACCATCGTTTCCACCGGAGAAAATAGAGACCTTTCCAAATCCTTGGAGAGATGAACTGTATTGCGGTAAAATTGAGCCGGCAAACTACATTGAGCCGCCTCCAAGGATTCTTAATCTTCCCAAGGTTCGTTTCAATTTTCTTGCTTCAAGATAATGAAGACTCAGCGTGTATATGGATCTCGCCGCAAGGTTTGGAATGGAACATGCCAGAAGACTCCCGGTGGCCTGACCAAATCCGATCTTATGATGAACAAGTATGGGCGTATTGTATCCCGTAAGAAGGCCGCCCATGCACGGTCTGCGCGGGCATTCACACGTCGCCACTAGTCATTTTTAAGCATGAAGATTCCCGCAATAAGCAAAAGCAGTCCAAGATACTGTATTGGTCGGTTAAGTCGATCGCCCAATATAAGATATGCTGCCAAACTTCCTATGACACCAGATATTCCATCCCACATGCCGTTCACATACATGACATTTTGGGTTCGTAGACACTTAATCAAGTAAAAGACAACGCCTACATATCCAATAGCTCCATACCCAAAGTAAATTGGATTATTGGACTGAGCATACCAACGCAGGTTAAAGTCTCCAAACGCCTCAACCGCAGAGAGTATTAGGATATCTTGAGTGCTCATGACTTCTATGTGTGGTTTTTTTGAAGTAGAGAGATAATGGATCTGGGTCTAGTTCCCATCGGAATGACGGTAGCGGCCCTCATGGCTGCAAGGTCTCTCGAGACAGTGGCCAAAAAGCCTTCTGCACCTGCACCTGCACCTGCACCTGCACCTGCACCTGCACCTGCACCCCCCGCAGAGAAAGCTTCCGAGGCACTGGCTACTATACAGCCTAAAGTCGAAGAAGCTCCAAGTGACGAACAACTTGAAACGATACGACGGACGTTTCTTGAATCGGTTAAAGAAGCATTAAATACGCGCGATGGATCTCTTACGGTATCGTTGGCAACTGCTCAAAAGAATCCAGACGTTGTGACCGGTAGATTTATTCAAGAGTTTGCAGCAGCAGTAACACGGGCGGCCGAGAATGACAGACTATCTAGCCTTACCGAACTGGCTAAAGAAAGCGTTCCCTTCTCAAATACTCGTAGAGAACGGAATGTAGCAGAAGCTGAGCGCCGAGAGACTATAGCCAAACAAAGTTATAAAGGTGGCAACAAGACCATGAGGAGGGTTAAGGGTGGAGTTGTGATGACGAGCGATGTGTCTACTCTGATGAAGTTAGCATTGTATGGAAATCCGAACCAAAAGTCTGTTGCAGTGGCATTCAAGTCAATTGTTACAGAAGATACGCATATCGATGATATAAAGAAGTCTGCGAGAATATCCGAACTCCTGCGAGGCCCATTTACAGAATTTATCAATTTCCGTGCAAAGTTCTTGAATTCGGATGATGTTCCGAAGAGAAACTGCGCAATCACTATGTTTAAGGAAGCACTTCAAGGCTCTTCCGAAGGATTTAGAACAGAACTCTTTCTAGATCGTGCTGCAAATATCAATGCATGGGGTATTGTTGCACTCGAAAAGCACGAAGAACTTGGAAAAAAGTTAACACCAGCGGCCAATAGAGTTCTGGCAGTGAAAGCACTTCCTGCAAAGGTATCGGCTTCATTAAAGCAAGCTGTATTGGATGGAGCGGCAGCGGCGAAGTCTGGAGCAGTTGGTGCTCTAGGGCTGGCAGTTACCGGTGCGCAAGGTGCAGTATCTGCAAGTAAAGCAGGCTTTGCAATTGTGTCACAAGGAGCAGTAAACGCTTCAACTGCGGCATATAGTTATCTAACGGCTCCTGCTCCTGCTCCTGCGGCTCCTGTTCCTGCGGCTCCTGCTCCTGCGGCTCCTGCTCCTGCGGCTCCTGCTCCTGCGGCTCCTGCGGCTCCTGCGGCTCCTGCGGCTCCTGCGGCTCCTGCGGCTCCTGCGGCTCCTGCGGCTCCTGCGGCTCCTGCTCCTGCGGCTCCTGCGGCGGCTGCTGCCGCAACTCGTCCGTTACCCGACGGAATGGATAGAAATGGCAATAGCGAATCAAAGAACGAAGAGATTCAAAGCCGGCGGCCCGGTAATGCGAGTGCTATGTATCTTGATTCTGTGGCTACGGGCACAAGAAGACCCGGAAGCCCAGATGATCGACCCGCTTATTATAACAGTAATCCACAACAGGTAGCCAATGCCGCTCTCGGAGAATTCGCCCGCGAACAAGCTGTAGTTACGTCTAAGGTTAATGAGGATAAACAACTTAACAATGATAAAATTCAAATCCAACTCGAAATTCGGCAGATCAGACCCGGAACAGCCGACGGTTTTGATGCAGTCAGAAAGCTTCGGGAGCTTATCAACGGCATGAGGTCAGAAAAGGTGAAGACGCAGGCAGAAAAGCTTGTTGTCGCAGTTGAAACTGCGTTCAGTGGCGTCAATGCGATTTCAGATCAACCTGGTGTTCAGAAGGCTCTCAATGCTGCTGCTACAGCTATCACTCCTGGTCAGAAAAGGACAGCTACCGCCGCTAAACGAAAGGCGGAAGAGCAACAGAAAGGCCAAGATCTCCGCGAGGATGATGCCGCTATACGCAACGCACTTAATCTCGCAGATAGCACACCTCTCACCCGCTCCAAACGGGCAGATTACACAAAACTCATGGCTGAAAAGAAGAAGAACGAACAAGAATCGCGCCCAGGAACAGCTGCATCTTTATCAGACATCGTGATTGATCTGGACGCTGCGATAGATGATACGGAAACATTCTTCGAACAGCAGCCCGAGTCACCTGCTTCAGAGGAAGAACTTCGTGACTTTGACAGCCTTGATCAAATTTCGACCAAATCATTCGACTATATGCAGGTATTCATGAATGCAGCAGCTCAGTTGCCTATCGCTGCACCACCTCCTCAATCGCCAGTTAAGTCATCAACTTTTAGACCTCAAATCATGGAACGATCAAAACGCGGACAGCCTTTCCCCTTAAGAAAAAAAGCATGGGCGGGCGGGCGCTCCACTGCCAAACGTCGTCACCACAAGAAGTTGCGTAAATCGACTTTCAGAAGACATCGCAAGCATTGATAAACAATGTCTGACGATCTTGTGATTGCAAAGACTGTTCAGACTGCTCCGATGCGCATCCTTGCCGAGGGACTGAAGTCCATGCTTGTCGAGATGAGCCTTGTTTTTGATAAGGATGGCATTCGTATGATTGCTATGGACAATACTCGCACGGTGCTCACGCATATGCGTCTCCATGCGTCCAAGTTCGAGCAGTATGAGTATAACCACACAGCTCCGCGTTTGGATGTGGGTCTGAACACGGACCACTTTTACCGTATCGTAAAGACGGTGACGAACGACGATACGATCACGTTCTCGATCTCCAAGTCAGAGTCGAACCACCTGTGTATTACCCTGGAGAATGGTGAGAAGAAGCGCCGTATTCGGAACAAGCTGAACCTGCTTGACCGCGATGAGTCGGACATCAACATGCCGGAGACCGAGTTCTCTGCGCGGATCACGATGCCCTCCATGGACTTCCAGAAGATCTGTCGCGATATGACTCTGCTATCTGCAAAGACAGTGGATGTCAAGAATGTGGGCGGAACTCTCACCTTCACATGCAAGGGTCCGTTCGCATCTCAGACGGTCACGATGGGTGACTCCACGTCTGACATGGCGATTGCCAAGTCTAAGCCGGATGAGATTGTGAGTGGCACGTTTTCCCTTCCGCACCTGGTGTTGTTTACCAAGTGTTCGAACCTGTCGAACAACCTGGAGATCCACATGAAAAATGATTGGTTCCTCATGATCCGTTATGTCATTGCGAATCTTGGCGATATCAAGCTGTGTCTCATGCCATGTTCTGCGTAATAAGTAATGGATGAAGGCACTGCCAACACCATTCTCGTGATATCAACCAC